TTATCGGCTTTGACGCCTATGACGCGACGGTCTACAAGTACATGCAGCTGGGCTGTCACCAGAGGAATTCCCAGGGTCTGATCGGCGACATTACGGAGGGCTAGTGGCGAGTGAAAAGATGCGCCGGAGCATTGAGCACCACGCTCCGAGCGAAAAGAATGTTCGTGAAATTGTCAAGCTGCGCCGAGCCGCATTGGCTTTCGCTGATGCGCTGGAGGATGCGCGGAATAGCACTCCAATTCCGGTGAACCTGCGAGAATTCTCGCTCGCTGAAACTAAGTTTGAGGAATGCGTAATGTGGGCAGTCAAGGCCCTCGTTCTTCCGCCTGAATAACGTCAAACGAAAAGCCCAGTCCAGAACCCTGGGCTGGGCTTTTCTTTTTCCCCTGGAGGGATCTGCAATGACTGCACCGCCTAGTGTATCCATTGGCGACCTTGAGCGCGCCTATTATCTGGCTGCCGTTCCTGCTACTGACAATAACCTTGCTGTGACAATGGGCCAGGGCCTTGTCACAATGTCCGCGCAGGCGGCATTACAGTCTTCGACTAAGTCGAATTCCGCCACGGCGACGGCACCAACTGCCGGTACTGCCATTGTCACGGTGACCATTCCCTCAACCGGCTATTACAGGTGCGATGTCATTGTTGGCTTTGGCGCAACCGCAGAGTCTACGGCTATCGACAACTTCAAGTTTGAGAATAATGGTGGCACTGTCGGCACTGGGGCTTGTCCAGTCGCGAATGTTGCGAACACTCAGTCAACGTATACATTCTATGCTGAAGGAGTGGGAGGCAATAACTTCACTGTTAATGCAGTGTCGAACGCCTCGGCCGGTTCCGTTTACAAGGCGACCATTATGATCACGAGGATGGCGTAATGGACGGCAACGGGGCTATCCTTCTTGACCAGAATGGCAGCATTCACGTTCCGCTCAAGGACGAGCCCATTACCGAAAAGCATCGTCGCATTGACGAACTATTGAGGGCATATGATCCGTATCTGGAGTTACACTTTATACCCCCGGGTTCTCGCGGGCCGCTGGATACGAAACCTTGGGCAGTGGTGCACCGAATGCCGGGCCGCACGCCCTATACTGTTGGCTTTTTTGATGATGCTGACGAGCGTCTTCTGGCTCACATTATCAGTGTTGATAATGCTCAAGGTAATGTCCTCAATCGGGTAGACGCCTTGAATAAGGCTACCGAGGCGCTGAGAATGAAAGAGGCCCAGGAGGCACGAATGGAGGCCGGGCTCATTGCGGCTTCGGTATTGCGCAGCCCCAAAATCCATTACAAGCACAATGGGGTAGACTTCAGTGAACTTAGGGGACGTTAAGACGCGCGTTAAGCGTGCATTCGGCGACGACGCTGGCATTCAGATTCAGGACGCCGACATTATCCGTTGGGTGAATGATGCTCAACGAGAAATCGCCAACCAGAATGATGACCTCTTGCAGCAAACTGCAACGACGCCCGTTCAGGCTGGAGTGGGGGTTTATAACCTGCCGACCGATTGCCGGATGCTGAGGTCGGTAAAGTTCAATGGCCTTCACATGAAGGGAATGACTCCGCAGGGCTTTGATGAATACATTGACGGCCTGCTTAATCCCGCCAATTATTCTCAGGGAGACCCTCTTGTCTATTACGTTTGGAACGGGCAGCTTACGGTCTTTCCTGTTCCGGCTCAAAGCTCCACTGTCTCTAATGGTAACCCAACCAACTTTACGATTTATTACCTTCGTAATACTGTCGATGTTATCAATGATACTGACAATCTCGAATTTCCTAACGGCTATCACAATCACATCGTTGAATATTGCCTGTCAATGGCTTATGAACTCGATGAGAACTTCGGCGCCGGTCAGCAAAAGCGACAGCAATTCCAAACCGGAGTTAACCAGCTCAAAGAAAGAGACAACTGGGTTACCCGAGAAGTCTACCCTTCCATAACGGTAAAGGCTGAGGATCAGGTCGAATTCTTTCCGGGGTGGTTTTAATGCCTGGACAGGAATTGCGGCTTGGTCCATTCATCGGTGGGATCAATCTCTTCAGTGATCCAGGCGCCATTGCCGACACGGAAATGACGAGCTGCATTAACTTTGAGGTGGGGTTGGACGGTTCGCTTGTGAGCCGTCCCCCTATCTCATTGCATCAGGCCTCGCCCCCTTCTGCCACGAGCTGTATGAAAGTATTGCTCCTGGCGACGCTGAATGGCACTCAGTACATTATCGGCTCGAATGGCCAGGGTGTCTATCAAACAACCGGGGGAGCGTGGACATTACTCGGGTCTATTGCTTCGGACACTGCCGTTCAGTACAACAATAAGGTCTGGTTCTTTCCGAAAGCGAATGCCGCAGCTGGCGGAGCAACTTGGGATGGAACAACCTATGCCACTCTTTCCACCCTGCCCGGCGCTAGTTCGGCATTGATCTACAAAGAAAGGGCGTGGATTGTTCCGGGAACGACTGCCACGTCGAATACAGCTCGTTTGCAGTATTCCTTGACTGCTGATCCGTCCTCGTGGAATACCGGCGACGCCACGTTCATTGACATTTCGCCTGGCGACGGAAAGCGCTTGATCGATTTAGTTATCTATCAAGATAACATCATGCTATTCAAGGAGGACTCGACATATGTCCTTTCCTTCGACAGCGTTCCGTCGTCGTCAAGCCTGAAGAAAGTCAACAGTGTCATTGGCGCTTCTGGCTTTAACTGTGTCGTGCAATTCGAGAACTCGGTTTTCGTTCTCTATCACACGGCTGTCTATGAGATTGTCAACTATCACTGGACGAAACTCAATATCAAGGTCCCGCCAGTCTACGACAATACCACTCCGGCCTCTCCTGTCGGAGCTACCTATGCTTTGCCGTACTTCCTGACGCTATTCGGGGACCGGCTGGTCTTCCGCTATTACCGCAAGATCTATTCCTTCGGCATTCGCACGCGGACGTGGACTGAATTTCAGTTCAGCCTGACTAACAATGAACAATGGGTCGGTACCCTCGTAAGAATGCCTAGCAATAGTGGCCTGGATGTCTATTACGGGGGCAGTATCCTCAGTAATGACGTTCGGACATTCAGTCTCCAGGACGGCTATAGCAACGTAACGGAAAGCTCAACCATTGCTTGCAGCATGCAGACGAAGAATTTCGACTCGGCCTATGGTCGTCGCTATCGAATCTTCTCATTCGGGCAGCGCTACAAGAAAATGCATTGGTGGGGTGCAACAGTGCTCACCTCAACCGCAGTGACTGGCATTGTCACGCCCATTGTCACGAACTTCTCGGTGACATGGCTGCAAGCAAAGCAATACACTTGGTCTCAATTGAATACGTGGGGGCAGCCCATTCTCGCCGTTCCGGGAATAAGCACTACCTGGTCGGCTCCTGGCGCTCTCGCTCAGCATTTCGTGAAGTTTGCAAAGTCACTTCGCTATCGCCAGGTGAGCTTTCAAATCCAGATGACAACGGATGGTAGTCTTAGTACTGGACCTATCAAGCTGTTCGGGATTGTCAACGTAATGGAAGTCAAGCAGGTTGTCACGGAAGGGTCCAACTAATGGCCATTCCGGTTCCACAGGATAATGCGCGGTCTCCCGGCTTCAATCGCTTTGCGGCCGGTGACAAGAAATACGGAACACAGGGCTCTCCGAACTTGGGCCCGACAGCAAACCTCGAAGGATATCGCGAGCGAAACCTGCAAATCAAGGCTCGCCAGAATGCGATCCTTCGGAGAATGAAAACAGGAGTCAAGGGGAATACCGCAATGGCGAATTTGATGGGGGGTAATCCAATTGGTAGCAGCTAATGACCCAACACAGTTTGCTGCGACCCCGAATGCTGCCATCGCGAATGCCGCAGCTCGTCGGCTGGCAATGGCTCCGACAATGGCGCCCGCAATGGCTGGGGGTGGCGGTCCGCCTAACGGAGACATTCCACCTGGACAAATTCTCGGTGGTCCAGTTCAGAATGCCCACCCGCCAACGCCTCCGCCTGGAGTAGCGCCCGCCGGTCCAGTTAATCCATTGTCAGGCGGCACAGGGAATGCTGACCTCGACAAGTATCTGGGGACGGATACGACCTATCAGTCCCAGCTTTCCGACTTGATGCGCCAGTATGACCAGTACAATGCGCAGAAGAATTTGCAGGCTTCGCAAACTCAGGCGGATTACGATGCAAAGCAAAGGGCGCTCGATACACAGGCGACACAGGATCGCCTTAACATGCGCAATGCTGATGCTGCGCGCGGAATTCTGTATTCGGGGATCTATGCGAACCAGCTCGGGCAATACAATGACGCCAACCAGCAACAGATGACAAACCTTCTGGGCGGATTGCAGAACTCGAAAGACACTGCTCAGCTTGCATACGAACAGTTCCTTTCTAACGAGCTGAACGCAAAGGCACAAGCTATCCAAGAGGCAGCCGCAAGGCGAGCCGCAGCATTAGGGAAGTTCTAGAATGCCAGCTCAAGCACCCGGCGGGGGAGGGGTAACTTCCGGCTCGCCATTCAATAGCGGTTTTCCTTTTAGCAATCCTCTTGCTACCCAGTTGCCGGGGCAAAGCCTCATGAGCTTTCTGGGCGGCTTGCCAGCGAATGACCTTCCCGGCTCGAATACGCCATTCCTGCCGCAGACGCAATACACGCCTGCCGGTTCGGGCTATGACTTTCCAGCCGGACCGCCGGACGCTGGCCCTTCCGGAAGTGTCATTCCGAATGGTGGCATTCCAGTAACCGGTCCAACGGCCGCCCCGCCGGATAACCCCGGCCAAGACATCATGAATGGGCTTTACGCTCAGCTTGCTGGATTGGGTTCCGGTCCATCCATTGCTGATCTCACTAGCCAGGCGAATCAACAGGCGTCGCTGAAATACGATCCACTCATTCAGCAGCTCCAGCAAAACCTCGGAACGGCAAAGACCAATGAGCAAAGCGCGTCGAATCAGGTCGGGGGTTTATACAATTCTCTGGGCAAGGCCCTCGCGGCGCAAATGCCAATCATTACCAATCAGTTCAACCAGCAAGAGGACCAGTCCCGACAGAATTACGCCACCCTCCAAGACCAGATCCAATCGAATTACCAGAATGCTCAGAATGCTCAGGCAGCGGAACTCCAGAAGTTAGGCATTCAGGCCGCCCTGCCGCAAAGCACTCAGCAAATGCAGAGCGATGAGCAATACCTGAAGAATCAGGCTGGCACGAATGGTCAGGCCCTGAATGACGCAATGCGTCTTGAGGGTCAGGGGCAAGCTGACTTTATGCAGCGAGCTTCCGCCATTGCACCGACCGAGGGTGCAAACATTCAATCCAGTCTCGCCCAGCAGCTTTTACAGCTGGAGAATAACATCAACCAGCAGATTGCTGGGTATAAGGGTCAGGAAGGTGCGGCGGCTCAATCCATTCTGGCGCAGCTGCAAAACCAGGCATCTGGCAACCAGAATAAGGCTCAGACTGACCTTATCGACCAAACAATGAAAATGGCTGAGCTGGAAAAGCTGACCAACCCTGGCATTTTCGGGGTGGCGCCGAAAGCCCCTTCTCCGACAAAGTACAAGGGCACTAGTGGCGTCTCGCAATACTTCGCCGACAATGCCAGCTTGAATGACCCCGGCGCTCTGCAAACCATTTTCAATGACTTTGCTACCTCGCCGCAGTACGCCGGTCTTTCTGGGCCTGGCGGAGCGGGTAGTGCGACATTGGAAACGGCGTGGCCGGTCCTTCAGCAAGATGCATTGCGAATGCTTCCGCAGATTCCGCAAAGTGCTCTCCAGGAGCTCTACAATGCTCTTTCCATCAAGATGGGTAAGTACCAGTAATGACTCTCAGTCCCCAATTCCTTGCCCAGCTTCAAGCGGCAAGCTCCAAGCTGGAAAAGCAGAATCCGACCCTTTTCCCAGGGCGAGCCATTCAGCCTTTGGGGACTATCAATCCTGCCACGAATGCGCTCGCTCATTCCCTGCTGACCGGCGGCATTGGCGACTTCCGGGGGAGCTATTCTCCTAAGCCGACGCAGCAGGGGCGTTCGGTTATCTCTCGTATTCTCGATGTCGTGTCGCGACCGCTCTATGCGGCTGCCGATGCGGCATATGAAGCGCAGCACAATGCATCTCAGGCAGGAGAAAGCTGGAGCAACCCTCTCGCTGGATTTGGCGGAGCGCTCAAGGGGATTGGAACTGGTGTCATTCATGGACTTTCTGGGACCGAAAAGCGAACCTGGGCGGATGTCATTCAACAGGGAAAGGATATCAATGCGCAGAAGGCGGCAACTGGGTCTCCCGCTGGCTATACGCCCGGTCAGGGTGGACCTCTCTCCACTGGCGACAAGATTGCGGGAGTGGCCCTTAACATTGTCGCAGATCCCCTGAATGCAGCTAAGCCGATTGAATGGGCTCGCGGACTCGGTGCACCCATTCCGACTATTGGGGACCTTTCCCGAAAGGCATTCAGCCGTGGTGGCGACATTGCAAGTGAAGCTGAGAATGCGGCAGCTATTCCGTCGGCGCCTAAGGCGATTCCGGCCGCCCCGCCGAGCAATCCATTACTGGACATCAACCCGCAAGCGCTCAAGAATGCCAAGTCCATCCCGGACATTCTCCACACAAAGATTGGTTCACCGGTCGTCGTCACGGCCGAGCATCCGCACATCAACATTGACCAGGAAGCGCTTTCAAACGGGAATGCGCTGAAGGCGATCAGCCTTACTGACGAAGGCAAGAATGCGGCCAAGGGTCTGCATTCCATGATGGGAATTGGTGGCAGTGCTCAGGATGCAGCGCGCGCCGTCGCGAACAATGCGCTCAGGGAGATTGGCCCTGGAGTAAAGGCTGGTCTGGAAAGGAACCGAAATTGGATCGCGGAAGCCGTCAAGAATGGAGTTGATCCACAGAGGGCGGTTCAGGTTGTTAAGGACGTCCAGAATGGAGCGGACTTCAAAACGGCTTTTGAAGATGCCGTTAAAAACTCCAAACCATTCACGACGGCGCGGCGAATTGCCCGATCGAGCGAACTCAAGGGAATAAGCGACCCTCATTTCAAGCTGAGCAGCATTCTCGCCCCTACGGCGAAAGAGGTTCTTGACAGTGTTCATCCC